ATCAGAGAAACTTTCCTACATATCACGGAACATCATTAAATACAATGTTTACTGAATGGCACGTTTTATTTCCTAAAAACAAGCAAGATATTAACTGCACTTCTTGTAGAGCAGCAGTATGTAAGTTTTGGGGTATGATGGTAGATGAGTGGATAGAGATAGAGCAAGAGAAAATTAAATCTAAATTTAAAAAGAAGAATGTCCCTAAAAAAAATAAGACAAAATAAAGTAGATGTAGTTTTTGACTTCATTGAAATTGCTGGTAGTGAGTTAGAAAAGAGGTTTGGAGAAAGTCCTACCTGTAAAGATATGATGAGGCACTTAGCAGAAAGAGGATTAATAGAACCTAAGAGAATTAGAAACTATATGATTATTGCTGACTTTGATAGGATGCTAGTAGGTAATCAGGGTAGCAGAACTAATACTTGGATGGACTTATCTATTAAATATGAGATAAGCGAAAGTATGGCTCAAAACATAGTTTACAAAGAGAGAGTCAAAGCAAAACCATCAAGTAATATTACATACTAAAAGTTTTGTAGTTAAATTGGGTAATATTAAAAACACCTAATTGTATTTTTGTGCCTATGAACGAGAAATGGTATAATATTCAAAACAAAGCAGGTAGTTCAACAGATGTCTATATCTTTGATGAGATAGGGATGTGGGGTGTTACTGCTCAAAATTTCATATCAGATATTAAGGACTTGAAAGATACTCCTATCAATTTACGCATTAACTCGCTTGGAGGAGATGTCTTTGATGGTTTAGCTATATATAACATAATTAAAAAGAGAACTGCTAAAACTACTGTATATATAGAGGGTATAGCAGCTAGTATTGCTACTATCATTGCTTTAGGTGCAGATGAGGTTGTAATGTCAGAGAACTCTTTGTTTATGATACATAATGCTAGTGGTGGAGCAATGGGAGAGTCTAAGGACTTACAAAAGACTGCTGAGGTACTAGATAAGATTACAAGACAATTGGCAGAGGTGTATGAGGCTAAAACAGGATTATCTCAAACTGCTATACAAGATATGATGGATGAAGAAACTTGGTTAAACGCTCAAGAAGCATTTGATTTAGGTTTTATTGACACTATATCAGATGCTATTAAGATAGCTGCAAAGTATGATGTTTCTAAATTTAAGAACATTACACAAGAAGAAATTAAGAATAAATTAAGTATTAATATAAATAACAAAAAAATGACTAACGAGTTAAAAGAATGGTTCAATAGTAAGGTTGAGGAAATTGTTGCTACTGCTAAGGGCGGAGTAGTAGTTTCTAAAGACGTTGCTGAACAAACTGCGATAACTGTAAACTTAGGAGATAATGAAGAAATTACAAATAAGATTTCTGAATTTGAAGCTAACGCAATAGAATTATCAAACAAGATTTCTTTACTAGAAGGAGAATTGGTTTCTGAAAAAGGAAACAATGAAACTTTAACAGTAGAGGTTGAAGGTTTGAACGCAAAAATCAATAAGGCAGACGCAACAGGTACAGTAATTGCTACTGGAGGCGACCCTGCAATAATTGAAAACAAAAAAGTAGATGCTAATTCAGCATTTTACGATGCAATGGCATCAAGAATTAGAAATAAATTTAACAACTAAAAAATAAAATAAAATGGCAAATGTAGCGAATACTGCAATATCAGCAACTTATGGTGGGCAGAACTTAAACGAAATATTTTACGAACCAGTTTTCAGAAGTGATGACTTAATGCGTAATTACAGGGTAATACCTAATGTAAAAAGAACACAAAATGTGTTTACAGCAGCACCTTTAACTAAAATTGTAGAATCTTACGCAGGTTGTTCAGCAACAAGTGGAAGTACTCAGTTTGATATTGGGAGCAAAACAATTACTGCTGGAAGATGTAGAGTTGCTTTAGAGCAATGTACTGATGAGTTTTACGGAACTTTTATTGAAGAGTCTTACCGAAATGGTGTAGATGTTCAAAATATTGAAGGAACAGATTTAGCTGATTCTATTGTTCGTAGAGCAACAGAAGGAATTGCTTCAGATGTACTAAGATTAGCTTGGGGTGGAGATATTGCAGGAGCGGTATCAGGATATACAGCATTTGATGGTTGGATGGAATTAATGAAAGCTGAAACTGTAATTGAGTTCGCAGCAGGAGATGCACCATCAGCAGCAGCACCATCAGCATCAGATGCACTTACTTTAATTAGAAATGTATATGACCAAGCACCAGCAGCATTACAACAAGTAGCAGCAGGAGATAAGAAAATCTTTGTTACTCCTAAGTTATTTAACGCTTACCTAGCTAACACAGAAGGTAACAGTGCTGATTTAGCTATCGTAAACCAAGTTGATGGAATGACTAAAGTAGGATTTAGAGGAGTTGAATTAGTACCTATGTATGAGTGGGATACTATCTTAACTGACACTAACCCTGATTTATTTGTAGGAGTTGATGTAGCTAACTATAATCAAGGAGTATGTTACGTAGCAGTACAGAACTTAATTATCGGTTCTGATGTAACTGACCCAGAAGGAAGTTTCAAAGTATTTTATGATGACTTGGAAGAAAAAATGTTCTTCAGAGGTTACTTTAAATTAGGTGTACAATACTTATTCTCATCTCTTGTTCAGTGGGGAATAGTAACAGCATAACAATAATGTAACAAAGAGGAGAGGGTGTAAAAATCTTCTCCTCTTAATTACTTTTAAATAATTTAAAAAAATAAAATAAAATGGCAATAGATACAGGTTTAGCAATCGCGTGTGCAGATTTACAAGCGACTGGAGGTATAACACAAATTTTACTAAGGAGTTGGGGAGCAACTGATGCAATCACTTACGGAGCTACAGGAACACATACTATAGCAAGTATTCTTGATGTTTCACCTGCAACAACAGCAGATTGGTTTGTGTACGAATTTAAAAACGAAACACCAGCATTAACAATTAATGCAACTAAAGAAAATGGTTCAACTGCATTTGAGTGTGGATTATCTTTCACATTACCAAAATTAGAATTAACAAAGAATAATGCTTTACAATCTATGCTTAATGAGTGTATGATGGGTATGGCTTTAGATACTAATGGTCAATGGTGGGTTTTAGGTGTTTCTCAAAAGTATGCAAATGAAGATGTAGCAAGTAGAAGTCAGACTTACTTAAATATGGCGACTATAGAAGGTGGTACAGGAGCAGCTTATTCTGATGAAAGTGGAGTTACTGTTAGTTTAATGGCAAGGCAGTTTGAATTACCAAGAGAGTACGCAGGTGCAGTAGTAGTTGATACATCAGCTTTAACTGCAACAACAGCAGCATAATAATTAAAGATATATTTTTAGGTTGGACTTGTTTCGTAAAAAGTTTATAACCTTTTCCTATTAATATCTTTCTAATAATATGTGTGATTGTGGTCAAAAAGTTGTAAATTACACAAAATTAAATATATACACACTTATGGCAGAATATAAGGCAGTAAAATCATCAGGCACTTTATATAAAGGTGATTTAAAGATTAAATGGGCTACAGCAAATCAAGAGGAGTTAGCTTATGTTTATGAAGATTTAGGATTGACTAAATTAGTAGAAAAATTATCAACTATAAAAACTGAAGATGAGCCAAAAAAAGAAAGTAAGAGGAAGTCAAGCAAAGTTAAGTACAACAGCGAAGCAATCTCTAACTCAGAAGAATAGCACATTTCAATTTGGTGTTCTAAATCTAGCAATACCTCAGAACATTGAAGAACCTCAAGACTTATCAAGGATTAGGACTAAGTTTATACCATTCGGTGAAGACAACTTATTTCCTCAGTACTTAGCTAAGTTAAAAAGACAATCATCTACACATAGAAGTGTACTTGCTCAAAAGACTATCTTTACGAGTGGTGCAAAGTTTGTTTCTGATAACGAGAACTTAAAAGACTACATTAAGAATGTTAATGCTGATGGAGAGTCGTTAAGAGAAGTATTTAGTAAACTAGCAGATGATTACTATACATTTGGAAATGCTTACTTAGAGGGAGTTATTTATGATGGTGGGGTTAATCTATACCATATAGATGCAACTACCGTTAGAATGGCTAAGAATAAGAAAATAGCACTTGTACACCCTGATTGGGCAAAGTACAATACAATGAAAGATGAATTGAATGAAATTCCTATCTATCCTGAAGTTAAGAATAATAGGTTTATTATGCAATACAAAGATTACGAGCCTACATTCTCTTTTTATGGATTACCTGATTATGTTGCAGCACTAGAGCATATTGCAGTTGATTACGAGATTGGTAAATGGAATCATACAAAATTTAAGAATGGCTTTCAACCATCTGCTATCGTTGAGATTAGTGGAGATATGGGAGAAGAAGAAGCTAAGAAGTTAGTAGATGAGGCACAAAAGAAGTTTGTTGGAGATGGGAATAATGGTAAGATTATGTTTATCGTTAAGAATGGAGATACTGCTGCTGCTAATGTTTCAATTATAAAAGATGACCAAGATGGTAGTTGGTTAGACTTACAGAGAATAACTGACCAAAACATTGTTACTGCTCATAGATGGCAACCATCATTAAGTGGATTAGTGTCAAGTGGTAAGATGAATAATACAGGTAGTGAGATTAGAATTGCTTATGATTTAGCAATGACAACTGTAATTAGAGATACATCTGATTTAATATTGAATGGTATAAAGACTATCTTGTATGATGAGATGGGTATATTGTCTAATGAATTATCAATACACTATGAGCCACCAATTAGTTTTGCTACTCAGATTGACCCTACTAAAGTGCTTACTATTAACGAGCAAAGAGCATTACTAGATGAGGATTTACCAATGCTAGATGATGGAGATGTTCTTATAGAAGATAAGAAAGCAGAGTTAATTGAGGTTGAACCTAATACAGAGGAAGAATAAAATGGCAAATACAAATCAATACATTCCACTAGTAACAGCAGCAGAGGTTATAAGCAATAGTTTCACTAACGCTAATACTGACCCATACTTAATCTCTGACAATACAATATTACTTTCTGAGTTAGCACATTTAAAGACTGCTATTGGAAAGAAGTTTTATGAAGAATTAAAGACACAACATAATGGGGGTACTCTAACTACTGCTAATCAAACTTTAATGGATGATTTCTTAACTAGAACTTTATGTTGGTTTGTAAGGTTTGAGGTTATAAATGAGATACAGAGTAATAGTGGTAGTCAAGGTGTTGTACATAACATTGATGAGTTTGCTACTATCATTGACCCATCAGAGTTGAATGCTTATAAGCAAGATACTTATAGAAAGTCTGAGATATACTTACAAGATATGATAGAGTTTTTAAATGACTCTGATAATAGTGCCGACTACCCTACATATACTGCTAATGCACCTTGTAATACAAGTACTTATAAGAATCACGGTATTATAATGTATGATAGTATATATAATAGACCAAGAAGAAATTATACTAGTTGGAGAGATTATTGTCCAGAATGTTAAAAAAATAAATAAATGGCTGCAAACGAACATAAGAACTTAACTGATATTAATAGGCATAATCCTAAAGGGTTTGAAAATGCTACCAATGACACTGTATTAAGTAAGAGTATTGGTACTAGTACTACGGGAACTGATGGTAATTTAGTATGGCAAGGAAAGTCTTATATGGGTGTAACTAACCATAAGATGCAAGGATATACTGATGCAGGTACTACTAATTACGCTTATGGTGAGGATATTGCAGATAATAAATCTCCATTTATAATGGATGTGGATTATGGAAGTGCAACAGTATCGGGAGGAACTATCACTCCAATGAACTTATTTAGAATTGGTCAAGGTCAGGTAGTGCCTGAAACTGCTACTGTAACTTCTATTAGTGGATGGATTACAAGTAATGGTGGTAATGCAGTAACTATTGCTATATGCAAGGCAACACCTACAGCAGGTGATGCTGCAGCTATTGTTCCTATTGTTATTGATGAAATCACTGCAACAGGTCTAAGTGATAACAGTAAACTTGTAAGGATTAATGAAACTGAAATCACAACTTCAGCATTAACTGAGGGAGATATTATATTTGCAATGATAAAAGAAGCGACTGCTGGTTCAGTAATATATATGAATTTAACTATTCAAACAACTACATTCTAATGACCACTAAAGAACAAATGCTACTGATGAATAAAGACATAATATCTCTACAAGAGAAAATGGATAGCTTTGATGGTAAGTTAGACTTATTGACTGAGAAGTTGTTAAACCCTGATACAGGTGTTACTGCTAGGGTTAATAGAAACACAGCAATGAGGAAGGTAATAGTTAAAGCAGTATGGGTTTTATATGCTTTAGCACTAGGAGCAATAGGAACGATAACAAAAATATTTACAACACAATAATTAAAAAATAAAGAAATGAGTACATTTGATACAGACAACACATTACTATCCGAAATGCTTGGTAAGGGAAATGCCAACAATATGTTTACAACAGCAGCTCAAACAGGTAAGGATTATTACGCACTTTTCTTTCCTGTAGAGTCAGTGATAGCATCTATTACAGTAGCTAACTTTGATGGAGAGTCTGCTTTAGTTGGATTAACACTACCTGCTGGAACAACATTATTTATGAGAACAACTGCAGTGCAACTTACGAGTGGTGTGTGTATGGCATACAGAGAGAGTGATGGAGATGGTTCTCAATAATGAATTTATCACTAAGCATATCACTAGCAACTAGTAACAAGGGAGGTTTAACACCTGTACAAAAGCAAGTAAATGACTTTAAGGTTAGAGTTGTTGCTGATGGTGGAGTGTTTGAGGCTAAGGCTTGTTTAGAGGCACAATTAACAATTTTAAGTAATATAGAATGAGTTTATTAGATGATGTTAGTATAGTAGTAACTCCTAACGGATATAATGCAGGAGAATTGTATGCAGTTATTCCAAGTGATGGAGCAGCAGATATGGATGTTACAAGAGCAACTGATGCTACAAGAGTAAATGAATCAGGATTAGTTGAAGATGTATTAGCTAACGTACCAAGAATAGACTACACAGGAGGAGGTTGTCCACATATATTAGCAGAGCCACAGAGGACAAATCTTATTCAGTATAGTGAGGATTTGTCTACTTATTCAACAACAGGCACAACAGTAAGTACAATAACGGAAACATCCCCAATAGAGTCAGTTACCCCTTTTTTAATAACAGAAACTGCAACATCAGACCAACACTTTATAGGAGGAAATTCGGTTTCATTAAGTGGAAATAATACAATATATTGCTTTGTAAAAAACGTGAGTTCAGGGCGGTATTTTAAGATGTGGGGACTTGGATTAGGTGGTGCAGACGAAGCTGTAATTTTTGACACAAATACAGAAACTATTTACGAGCCACCAACTTCAACTTTGTATGTTGTAGGAAGTGCAAAGTTGGAAGATTATAGTAATGGTTGGTTTAGATGTTCAATAACAGTAAACACAACAATAACAAATTCTATAGCAATAGGGCTTATTAACACAGTAAGCGGATTTGGCAATGATATGTATTTAGGTGATATAACAAAGTCAGTATTAATTACGGGAGTTCAATTAGAAGCAGGTTCGTATCCAACAAGTTACATTCCTAATTTCGGTACAGCATTAGGAGTAACAAGAAACCAAGACATCTTCACAAGAGATGGAATAGGTAGTTTGATAAATAGTACAGAGGGGGTTTTGTTTTTAGAAGCTCAAGCGTTTACTAATACAGGCACAGTAAGATTAGCAATTTCTGATGGAACTAATAACAATAATATATACATAGAACTAACTTCATCATCTGTTTCAGCAGTAGGAAGGTTAAGCGCTGTTAATCAATTCTCATTATTCAGTAGTCAGACCACAACTAATTACAATAAAATTGCAGTAAAATTTAAAGGAAATGATTTTGCTTTATGGATAAATGGAGTAGAAGTTGCAACTGATAGTAGTGGTAGCACATATAGTATAGGTACTTTAAATACACTTTCGTTTGATAGAGGGGATGGTGGAATAGATTTCTTTGGCAAAGTAAAACAACTACAAGTCTACAAGACAGCACTAACAGATACTCAATTAGCGGCATTAACATCATTATAGAATGAATATATATAAACTACAATACGACACTAAAGCAGAAGGAGATTCTGACTTACTTGCTAAAGGCACTTATGAAGTGATAACTGAAGAAGGAGTTACTCAAGATGTGTACAGAAATGGTACACAGGCAATAGTCTATATAGGAAAGATAGTAGAGATACCTGCAACTTATGATAAAGATGGTAAAGAATTAACACCACCTGTTTATTTTGATGGAGTATTTTACGACCTAATGACTACAGAAGAATATGACTTTGGAATTAACGAGATATTTCCTGTAGACTGCAAACACTCTTTCTTAGGTTACGAAAAGAACGCTGATGGAATAAACCCTGATGAATTAATAATAGAATAATAAATACAAAATTATGGCAACAACAATAGTACCATCAAATTTAATAGTAACAATAACTGAGTCATATACTCTTAATGGAGTAGACTATGGTAATACAATGAATAAGACTTACGAGTCTAATGGGCAAGTATCTCAAAGAGTAATGAGTATTGCAGGTCAAGGTTTAGGTACTGAAGGGTCTCCTATAGTTTTTACAGATATATTAGAATTATCAACAGTAGATGGTCAAGGTCAGGTGGTTTCAGGAGATTATAAATACTTTAGAATCACTAATTTAGATTCAGCAAATACATTAAATCTTAGGTTTTATACTACAGGTACAGAGTATGTGGCAGTAAAGGTTTTACCAGCAAGTACATTCCTGTTGATGGATGATGGACTAGATACCCCTGTAAGCGGGACTACAGTACTATCATTTGCTGATATTACAAAGATAGCAGGTCAGTCAAGTTCTACTGATACAGCTATTGATATTGAGTTTGTAATGGTAACTGCTTAATATGAAATTAAATTACTTTAGAAGAAATGAGTTTAACTGCAAGTGTGGTTGCCACACTAATCGTATAGATGGTAATTTTATGATAGCATTAGATAATGCTAGAAGAATATCAGGAGTACCATACAAAGTGAATAGTGGATATAGATGTGAAAATCATCCTCTTTCAGTAAAGAGTCCTACATCATCTCATATTAAAGGGGTAGCAGCAGATATTAAATTTACAAATGGAAAGAATCTAGCACTTATACTTAGTGGATTAGGTGGTGCAGGATTTGAGAGGTTTGGTATAGACTTTAAAAATAAGTTTATACACGCAGATTTAGATACAGACAAAGTATCTCCAACTATTTGGGGGTACTAATTTAAAATTAACTTAAATATATATTATGAATTTTATTACAGAAAATTGGTTGGAGTTGTTAGTAGGACTAATGGCAGCAGCAAAGGTTGTTACAAACTTAACTCCTTCAGATAAGGATAACAAAATCTTCGGATTCTTAGATACAGTTATTGATGCTCTTATTCCTAACTACCCAAAAAAGAAATAGTGCTTCAGAAATGGATTGCATCTATGCTAATGAAGGGTGGCATAAAACCAATAACAGATTTACTAAAAGCAGTAAAAGAGTTATTTACAGATACAAAAGGCAAGTGGAGTAGCAAGAGAACCATCAGCGGTGTGATAGTTTTATCTGCAAGTCTTTATATTGAGAAGAATGGTATTGATACCAATGCTTTAATAATGACAGGATTAGGGGTTCTACCTTTATGTTTCTCAGTATTTGAAAAAAATGTACCGAATAATGACTGTAGTTGTAAAAAATAAGTATCTTTGCGTTAAGATTTAGATAGGGTTGTGCCTATCTTTGTTTCATTGTTTATAGTTTTCAAGAGTGGGGTGTTAAAAAACACCTCACTTTTGTATTATATACGATTTTTTATTCGTATGTTTGCTACTTAATAACTAAAACAATAAAACTATGAGTGTAAATTTGTTAAGCAAAAAGAACAGACAGTTAATTATAGACCAATATGCTAGTAACAAACCTAGAAAGCAAGTACAAGAAGAATTAGGTGAGTTTCTATCGTTAAGCGTAAGAACAATAAGAAGTTATGCTAAGGAGTTAAGCCTAAGTGTTATGGCATCTGAAATTGTTGATGATAAGATAATGGTGTACGATATAGAAACAAGTAGAATAGAGGCTACTGTATGGTGGACTGGTAAGCAGTACATAAATCATAAGCAACTAAAGACAGAGCCTAAGATAATAAGTGTAGCTTGGAAGTGGGTAGGAGAGGATAAGGTTAAGCACTTAACTTGGGATGAAAATCATTGTGATAAGAAAATGCTTACATCTTTTCTTAAAGAATATAACAAAGCATCAATGGTTATAGGTCAGAACAATAACTCATTTGATAATAAGTGGATTAACACTAGAGCAGCTAAACATAGTTTAAGGGTAGATAGGTATGTAAAATCATTTGACATCTATAGAATGGCTAAGAGGTACTTTAGACTGCCTAGTTTCTCAATGGCTTATATGGCTAATTACTTTGGATTAACTTTAAAGCAATCTCACGAGGGAATACATATGTGGGATATGATAGAGTATGGAAATGCTAAGGAGCAAAAAGAGTATTTAAAGAAGATGGTAGATTACAATAAAGGAGATATAGTTACTACTGAAGAACTTTATATGACTTTAAAACCTTACTTTGGAAGTGTTACTAATATTGCAGTAAAGAAAGGATTACCGAAATGGGCTTGTCCTGTTAGTGGCTCTACTGACATTGAGTTATTAAAAACTATATTTACTGAGATGGGTTGTGTCCAAAGGATATTATATTGTAGAGGTAGTAATCATCAGTATAAGGTATCTAACAAGACATATATGGACTTCCTACAACGCCGTATGATGGATAGTTAGTTTTCGTAAATAAAGCATAACTATTAAATATATTTTTGTATATTGCAATTGTGTTTAGATTTAGCGGTCTAATTCAATGAGGTTCTTACATTCCTACACAATTCTTTTAATAATGTAAGATTAAAATATGTTAAAATTATGCAAGAAGTATTTAAAGATATTCCAAATTACAAAGGAATGTATCAGGTTAGTAACCTAGGTAATGTAAAAAGTTTAAACTACAACAAATCAAAGAAAGAGAAATTATTAATTTTAGATTTGTATGGCGGTCAATATTACAGAGTGTTATTACAAAATAAAAAGAATAGGAAGAAGTTTTCTGTTCATCAATTAGTTGCAATTACTTTTTTAGATTATAAAAAAACAAATGGTATGGTTTTAGACCATATAGATAATAATCCATTAAACAATTGTGTAAATAATATACAAGTAGTTTCAAATAGATTTAATGTATCTAAAGATATAAAAAATAAAACATCTAAATATACTGGGGTTTCAAAGCATAAGGATGGTAAATGGGTGTCAAGTATTCATATAAATGGGGTTAAAAAATACTTAGGTTTATTTACTGATGAATATAAAGCACACTTAGCTTATAAAAAAGAATTAAAACTATAACTGTACAGAGAATATTATTTTGTGAAGATTCTAACCACCAATACAAGGTTAGTAATAAGTCTTATATGGACTTTCTTCAGAGAAGAATGATGAACTAAAGCACAATTTACATACAATTTTACTCTAGTAGGTAAACATTTTTCAAAGAATTGTTAAAAAACACTTGTTTATTAATTCCAATTTTATATCTTTGTAGTCTAATAACTAAAACTATAAAACTATGGGAAAGATGAAAGAAGAATTTATGGAAATGCGAATGAACGAGCAAGACCAAACAATTAACACTATGCACGAAATTGCAGCAGGATATAATCAGAATACTAATCAATTAAATAATAACAAAATGACAAAAAAAACAATGCAAGAGAAATTACAAAAACAACCAGAGATAGTTGTTGAAACAAGAACAGAGGCTTTAAGAAGGCTTTACAAAGAGAATGGCTTAACTGCTGAAGATGTGTTTAAAGACCCTAGAGGATTTGTAATCATCACTAGAACAGGTATTGATAAGATTTCTGCTAAGAATAGTATTACTATTGGATATGAAGTAATTACTATGGATATTGATAAAAGCACTTGTGTATTGAAGGCAGCAGGTACTATGAAAGGAGCAGATGGTACGGTAAGAAATGTAATGAGTTTTGGTGAAGCATCTCCTACTAATATGAATGGTGGTGGTAAAAAATTCCCTGTATCAATGGCAGAGAAAAGAGCAATGAGTAGAGTAGTGTTGAAACTGACAGGATTCTATGAGCAAGGGGTTTTTGGCGTTGATGAAATAGCAGATGAGCCTAAGTAATAGTGATATAGATGAACTTTTTGATGGAAAGCCTAGTGAGCTAACAAACTCACAATGGCTGACCATTGAAGGGAACATTGACTTTACATCACTAACAACAACAATGAAGTCTGATATTCTTAATAGGTTAAATGACTTATCAGAAGAAGAAGCAGAAGAAATAATAACTATAATATACCACAACAGATATGAAAAAGACACACAAAAACAATGGCTCAAAATGCTCAAAGATGGAGTGTTCGGAGATAGAGATTTTTAAACACTTCTTAAAACCTTACACTTATATTGTATGGAAAGATAAGAGTGTAGTAGGATTTGCAGCAGAAGATGATATTACTAAGCTACTAGATAAGCAGCAACTAATAGAGTTATATCACTTTGACAAGAAAGCATACAAAGTAAGTAATGATAAGATAGCTAAATACATAAATAAAAATGACTAAAAAATACTCACTACTAAAGATAAGACAATCTAGGAATGAATTTGAAGCACTGCTAAGGATTTATGGCATATCTAATGCTACATTTTGTAAGGTAATAGGAGTTAATTATGCTACAAGTAGGGATTTAATAAAGACACCATCTAACATTAGATTTATACACGCACACAGATTAGCAGACTTTATAGGCTTAACAGTTCAAGATGTAGTTGATACAATAGTGTACGACTTAAATAAACAATAAACACAATGAATAACAAGAAACTAAAATTTAGCGAGTACTACCATCAGATTATTATAAAGCAATTATCTAAGATGTATGATGTAAAAGAAGATGAAATATTCTTGGGTAGTAGGAAAAAAAACATTATATTTGCAAAGAGATTATACATCTTTACTTTAAGAGAGTTGTTTGGATTAACAATACAAGAGATTGGAGATATAACTAACTTACATCATTCATCTATATTATACCATACT